CCCCCAAGAACTTCCAGGGCGACGGTGTCAAGGCCGCCGTGACCGCGTCGCTCAGCAAGATCAGGACCAAGGCGGCCAACGACAGCGAGCAGACCAGCAAGTTCGTGAACAGGCTCAGGAGGAGGGTGGTCATTTAATCATGTCGATGTACTGCAACATCAAGACCCAGTTCAAGAACCGGGCGGCGCTGATCGCGGCGCTCATGGAAACGGGGCATTGGACCGTCGAGCAGATCGAGGTCCATGACGATCCCCAACATCTGTATGGCTACCACGGTGACCAGCGTGAGCAGATCGCCCACGTCATCATCCGGCGGCAGCACGTCGGCCGGGCGTCCAACGACATCGGGTTTGAGCGGCAGGCGGACGGAACGTATGCGGCCGTCATCTCCGAGTACGACGGCGGGCGCGATACCTCCAAGTACGGACCCCGGTGGCAGCGGGCACTCAAGGAAAGCTACGGCTACCACGTCATCAAGGCCCAGCAGGAGAGGAGGGGTCGGCGAGTCGAGCGCATCCGCACGCCCCAAGGGCGGCAGCAGGTGATCGTCACCGGCTACCGTTAACACTCCGGCCTGTCGTCGGGCAGGCGAGGATAGCCACGACAACCCACCACGAAACCGGCCGCTATGTGGGCCGGGGAGAGGCAGGTGCGCAGATGAGCGCCGTACCGGTGCTTGAATTCGATGAGAACGGCGACGTTGTAACGCTCTACACCGACGAGATCGATCTGTACGAGCTTGGGTTGCTCGGGCAGGTGAAGCGCGCGTCGCACGTGGAGTTCGATGAAGCCAGCCAGGAATGGATGGTCAGGACGCCTGACGGCGAGATCGTGCATCGGGACAGGAACCGTGACCATGCGATCGCGTGGGAGATCAGGAACTTCGGTCCCGGTGGCCCATACTACTGCCCGGAGGTGTCCAATGGCTAAATCAATCGTGATCGAGTTCGACGAGAGCGGCGACTGCTCCATCGAAGGTGAGGGTTTTGTCGGTCCGGAGTGCGACAAGGCACTGCGTGAGATCGAGACGGCGCTGGGCCAGACGACCAATCGGACGAAGAAGCCCGAGTACGCGAAGCGGCAACCGGCTGTGACTCGAAGAACTTCCAGAGCGACGAATTCAGAACTACCGTGACCGCGGTGGTGTCCAAGATCATCGAGGCGGCCAGCGCGACGATCGGGACATAGATGGCGCGCACGCTGACGTCGAGTCAGAACGCGCGGTGTTACCGGTTGCCACCCGAGGTACGTCAGCCACCGCTGGTAGTACCACCACCATGTGAAGAAAAAGAACGTCTTGTCGGCGCCGGCGCCGACATGGCGCTCCGCATGCATCTGCCAATTGTGTCTAATCCGCCTGCCGCAGACTTCGGGTCCACGCCCGCCACGCGCCCGTCCACTCCGAGCCCCGGCCAAGGCGTCGGATCTTCGCCATGGGCGCGAGCCCCATGCCTTCCGCCTGTCGGGGATACATGATGTCAGTGCAGACTAGGTTTGGATCGAGCGCAACACTCGGTCACGAAGCTCCATGGCGCTTGGGGTCTGACGGCGGGTAAGGAGTCCCAACAAGCCGAAGAAGGCGTCCTTGAGGTCTCGGTTGTTACCAAGGAGGTGACCCTGCTGCGACCAACACGCATGAAGCGCCTCCACGAGGTTGCCTTCCAGATTGTCCCACCGCCAGTCACGGTCATCGTAGCCCGCAACGGCACTGTGAAGCCAGCGGATGCCCGGGGAGATCAGTTTGCGGCCGGCGGGGCGTGCAAGAAAAGCGGCAAAGCTTGCTGCCGAACGCGAGTGCTGAAGCCAGCGGTGGGCCCAGGCCTTGTACGCCGGCAGCATTGACTCTATCTCGGCAGCATACTTGGCTTCCCTCACGGCCTCCGCAGCCCAGCCTAATCCCATGAGCTGAATGAACATGTCCTCCAAATGCCGGCGACTTAGCCAACTGCCGGGTGTCCATGTTGGCGACTGGAGGGCGTGCCGGATCATCGCGTGCCAATGGCTGACAAAGAGTTCGGGGGCTGGCGAAGCTCTCTCTCCATGGATGAACCAATCACTGAGGAAACCCTCAACCCAGTAGTGGGCTGCTGGTCCGAGCTCCAGGATTGGTCGCCACAGCGACTCGGCGTTCTCCTCCGGAGTCAGCTTCGGGATGACTTTCGCGACAAGCTCGAAGACCCAGTGGTCGAGCTCGTAAGGAGTCCCATCCACTTCCTGGTCTTCCTCGGTGCTGGGCAGCATTCGAAGTGTTACGCCCAACACCTCATGAACCAGCCCTATCCATGAATTTCGTTCGCTGGCGCCCCGCGCGATGTCGATATCCACGAGCCATCCGAAACCGGCTTGGATTGTGCGCGGGTCGAACCCTGGATGGGATCGCTTCCTGCGGGAGCGCCGATTCCTGACGCTGTCCTCGCTCTCCGCGGGATCAGCCATCCCGAATCCTGGGTACTTCCTCCTTGTCATGCGCACACCAAGGCGCTCTGCCGCAGCGCCGATTCGCTGCCAAGACAATGGCTGAGTTGGGAGCAACCTTGCAACAAAAGCCGCTATCATCGCGCCATACCATCGATTCCACCGTGAAAGCCCGAAGCCCAGTGATTGCGCACGGTGGACTGTACCGCGAAGACCGGCCCACAACACAACGAGGTTCGTGAGTCGCATGAAGTCGTCGCCGAGATGTCTTCGGAGGTCGCGAGCCATATGCATGGCCGTACTGGTCGCTTCGTAGTGATACGCAGTCACACTGGCAGCGACCCAACGCCGGCGCAGCTCGTCGTCCGGTGCCTCCGACAGAAGTACGACGGCACACTTCGCGAAGGCCCGGTCCCAAGCTGTCGGCATGACCGAGTTTGGAACCGCAAACTCGTCGCGCTGTGGTGGGCGGGACCAGATTCCCTCAAGTTGTTCCAGGCACCACTGCTCTCGTGCAGAGTCGCTTCTTAGCCATTCGCGGTGAAGGAGCAGAAGCACCGCGATGCCAGCGCAGAGCGCGTCAGCCCGGGACCTGGAGGATTCCTCCCGCTCACTCTCGTCAACCGGCACGGCAAAGCGCTGAAGTTCATTCCAGAAATTGGGGAGGTCAGCGTCAGTCAGTGCATTCCGCTCTTCAATGATGCGGTGGCACCTCAGGGGGAAGCCCATCAAAGCCAAGGCGTCCTCATCATCACTGGCCGCAGCTTCGATCCGCTCTCGCAAGTGTTCGGGCCAGACGAGGCCAATCTGGTATCGCCCATCGTCGAGGCGGGAGCGTTGGTAGTTCGCAGGATCGAACCTCGCGAGAAGCAGCTCCAGCGATTCATTGTCTGGATCGCCTGCGAGCTCACTGGTCCAATTTGCGCGGATTGATTCGAACCACTTTGCCAGCTCAGCGTTGGAAAGCATGAGTAGGACGGCTAGGTCTCGAAGCGACCCCTTGCGGTGAGCGAACATGTGCCAGTCGCGCACACCATTATAGACGGTCTCGCCCCCCCGTACCCAACTCATCATCTCGATGCGCCACACATCGCCGTTCATGACGAGCTGGTAATCCCAATCGTAGATTCGCCATATTCCGAGAAGTGGCCGCAACGGTCCCTCGAACAGCTTCGGCTCCCTCTTGCCTAAGGCGGAGAGAACCCCGGCGAACGCATTCGACCTCGAACGACGAAGAATCAACTCAATCCACCGACTCACGTCATGGCCGGCATCCAACTCGTCGTAGAACCATTTCTCAAGCGCCATCAACGCGCTGGTAACACAGTCAGCGTGAATCCAGAGATGCCGATACCATCCGTAGGGCCGGTGATCGCCAACCCACTGCACGGGTCCATCGTCGAGCGGGACAGAGACCACGGGCGCGGGCTTGACGCTCGGTGCGCCGAAGCGATTTGCGTGCTGCTCTTCCGAGTATTGCCAGCGCTCGGTGGCGAAGTTGACCAGCCGCAAGATAAACTCGAGCCCATGCACAGGTTGGAGTTGGAGAAACGGCAAGAAGGGTCCGCGAAAGTACATCGGAGGGTAAAGGTCTCGCGAGTGGGTGGTCCCTATGTGATCAAGCAACCAGTCGCTACCATCCCAGCCCTCGTATGCTGGTGGCTCGATACAGACCGCCAGCAGAACTTCCAGCGCCGTCTCCGGCAGTGCGCGGATCAGGGGGATCATCGCGGGACCCTTCAGGCACGCTTCCTGAAAGCCGTCGTCAACGCGTTCGCGCGGACCATCTGGCCAGGGCTCTTTACGCGGACCTCGCCTAGCCCGTCCCAAGGAAGGGACGCCGGAGAGACTCGCGAGTACCGCGTTTTGTTGTTGCCGATCCAGCGCATTTTTGGCGACACGTACCTTATAAGCATGAGCCCGCGTTTGAATCTCGGGTGACTCATCACAGCGCCGTGCGAGCTCGAGCGCGAGTGAGGATACCTCTTCGGGCAGGTCCGGGACGGCCGCAAGTGCGGCTTCGTAGACCGCTTGGTCCAAGTCATCCAAAATGTGTACGCCCGCCGCCTTGAGACCTTGAACCTCCCGGGCGGCGGCAACAGTGACCACCGCCGCTTGGCGTCGCCAAGGAAACGGGCGGCCCGGCCCCATGTCGCTGGGCAGGGCGCTCAACCACAGTCCGCATACCCTGGCCGTGAGATGCCAACTGATCGGAATCACCTCGCCCTTATGCCGATGCAAGAACGCCAGCATTGGCGGCCAGTACGGCAGGAGTGGCACGCGGAATTCAGAGGCAAAGTAATGTTTCGTATCTTCGGTTTCCGCGACCTCGGGAATGCGCGGATCGGGATAGGTGGCCACATGCAGGAACCGCTTGAGCAACCGGTTCAGCAGCAACCCATTCTCGGCAAGAAGCTCGGGCAGCAGATGTTCAAGGAGCACACGGCCGTTAGTCGCGAAGATCACTGATTCGAGTAGAAGATCGCGGGCGAGAATGTCCTCGTTAGACTCGGCGGACAATCGCCGCATGACGGCCTGCCAGGACGACGTGTCCGTCCGGCAGTGTTCCAAAAGACGTTGACCGTACAGCCGGATCGCGCGATGCCAGCGAGGAGAAGTAACTCGTGTTTTGAGCTCCTCAGCCAGGGTCGCCTCCTGACCCATCAATATCCGGAGTCGTGCCCAATCTGACAAGAGATCGTGCGCAAATCGGGCGCGCTCGTCCTTGACGACGAGAAGCCCGGAGTTCGCAAGCGCGCCTAACGTCGTAAGTTCCGGGCCGGTCAGGCACGACGTCGGGACGCCGTTCTCAAGAGAGGAGGCTTCGGTCTCCCCGAGTTTCTTGAGCAAGCCTGCGCGGGCGTGACGATCCCCTCCTTGGCCTATCCATCGTGCCCAAACCCAATCGACGACATCGGACATGCCTACCCAGGAACTCGGACCAGCGTCAAGATGCTGCATCGATGCGACCGCGACCCAGTCAAATGTTTTGAGGTTGGACAACAGCGGCTGGAGTTCGGTCCTGAGCGCAAGAGGTCGGAGCGACGGACATGCCTCCAGAAGCATCACAGTTTCCTCCGGCAGTGGGTCGCCGATCGGGAGAACATCGAACTTGGTCGGCCATCCTCCATCAGCGGATAGTTGCGTAGCTGTGACTTCCCACCTCTCTGGGCTCGATGTCGCGAGTACATGCCAGGGGCTTGCAGGTCCATCGAGATCACAGAGCCGGAGAATGCGAACGGTGCGTTGCAGGGCTTGTTCTGAAAACCGGTCGATACCATCGAGCACGAGTAGCGCCCGCGTCGCCGGAATGGACCTCAGGAGCTCCTCAAAACTGTTTGCTAGACCCAATGATCGCTCCACCGACATCAAGTCGGGGGCATTCAGGCTGCTTCCGTCCAGCCACACGACCTTGTCGAAACCACCTAGTCGCTGGGCTGTGCGTTTCGCCAGGGCGGACTTCCCGCATCCTGAATTGCCCAGCAGCACGATCGCACGTATCTCTCGGAGCTGGCCCTGGATCGATTCCAACTGCTCGTAGCGGAGCAGCGATACGTTCCCGCCAACAGTGTCCAAGATGTCATCCATTGACTCAGCTGTACGACGTTCGAGATTCCTCCAATCCGCGCGATAATCGGCGTAGTCCTTCAACCGGTGCTCGTTCCGTAGTGCGCGGAGGATCTCAGGTAGACCGATCGACCCGCCGCACTGTCGCTTGTCGCTCACTACTCCTACCAGGTGATCCCAGAGAGACGCCGCCTCGTGTGACGATTCGGCGTCGAGAAGTGATCGGCAAATGTCGATAGCATCATCACGATGGGCTGACGGTTCTTCCGTAAAGTCAAGGTGAAGCAACCGAAGATGTCGTATTAGGCGTGCCGCGGCAAGGTCATCCGTTTTGTCTCGGGCTCGCAGATCCGAAGGGCACTGGAGGCTTGCGAATAACGCACGCTGGACTTTGGAGGAAAGCCGGGGGGTGGCAATCCGTTGCGCAAGACGTGCGGGGTCTGTTTCCATCGCAGCGCGAAGCAGAGCGCTCCAGGCGGTTCTTACCACGCTGGCGAGCTCGCCAGTGACGAGCCCAATAATGTCTCGTTCTTCCTGGAAAACCTCCTTGTCGATGCCAAGCCATTGTTCCCACGCCGACCGCACAAAATCCGTAGGAAACCCGTTTCGCGTGACTTGCCGATTGCTTTTGATCGAGATTGAGAATGACCGCGCCCGTCCGTCCCCAGCCGTGACCAAGAGCAGATCGTCCAAGAGCCATCCGGCATCGCGGACCTGGAACTGAATCGATTGGATCGGTCCGAACTCCTTCCCGAGGGGCATGCGGCACGCCAGCAGGTGAGCGAGGTAGTACGCGCCAACCTGATCTTCGAATCCAAACCCGCTGCCACCTGTGACCGTCGCTGGTGATGCTGCACGAACCATGCTTGTACTCCCGCGAGCCGGGCGCTCTCAACCGTCATATTGTCCCATCGCCGGGACCGCTTGCAAGCGGAGTGCGCTGGACACGTGGAGACGCGCTCCGCAGCGGGTTGGTTTTCCCATGGATTCTGACTATGACAAGCAAGTGTCCGTACTGTCACCGCCGGGTCCGGCCCGGCGAACGGATCATCTTCGCGACCAATTGCCGTCTGGAGGGGCTCGACGCCGAGGGCTACTCGGTCGCCTACGACGTCAGGTCCAAGAACCTGGTCGTGCACCTGGCCTGCTGGGACAAGATGCTGGTCGGCCGGCCCGCCCCCGTCGTGCCCGATAAGGCTGACCATGTCGAGAGTCACGAGTGCGGATCGGTCGAGCGGACCGACGCACTGGGTTTCATGGAGTGAATCGGATGATTGTTTCCACCACGCTGGACGACAAAGTGCTCACCGTGTTCGAGCCGGGCAAGGTCGTGGTCAACAAGGGCATCGCCCACTTCGCCGAGCAGTTCCGCAGGCTGCCGAAGTTCGTGGCGGACTATCTGGTCGCTTCGCTGGTCGATCCCAACGACCCCGCGCCCGGCCTGGAGAAGATGGACCGGCTCCTGCGCGAGCACTTCATCGAGAGCGAACAACAAGAGTTGGTGAAGAGTCTTATACGCGAGAACGGCAAGCATCATCTTATCGGCCCGCTGCGCGTGCGCTACGATCAGGGACGCGACATGTACTGGGCCGAGATACCCGCGCTTGGAGATCAGTATGTCCGCATCGACCTTTCACTCGTGAGAACTTTCTCGGAGAGTTTGCTTACCGCCGGCGCGTGGGGTAGAATCACTGTCGCATTTGACGGACACTTCAGCCTTGGGGGGAAGAGGTTCCCATTTGTTGTTGAGGCGTTCACGCCGTTGCAGATCACCAAGATCAACGTGGACGCCTGGATCGAAGGCCGCGCCTCCTTCACGGACGATGAGTGGATCGACCTGCTGATTACCTCGATCGGATTCGACCCTTCCGGTCTGAATCGGGGGGAAAAAGTGTTGTATCTCTTACGGCTGGTGCCTTTCATCGAGCCCAACGTCAACCTGATCGAACTGGGGCCGCCGGAGACGGGCAAGACCTTCGCGTTCAGGTCCCTGAGCAGCTACGGCTTCGTCGTGTCCGGCTCGAACACCACGGTGGCCAGCCTGTTCTACAACAAGGCCCGGCGCAAGATGGGCCTGGTAGGCTACCGCGACTGCATCCTGTTCGACGAGATCGCGCACTCGAACTTCCGAGACGAGCGGATCGTGGCCATCCTCAAGGACTATCTTAACACCGGGCATTTCGGCAGGGACACCGAGGAGTTCGCCTCGGAGTGCAGCGTGGTCTTCGCCGGCAACATCGAGTGTGACCGGTCGACCCGCCAGGTCTCGTCCCGCTGCCGCAACCTGTTCGATCCGCTGCCCGAGGTTATGGGTCGGGACTGCGCCTTCCTTGACCGGATTCACGGCTTCCTGCCGGGGTGGACCGCCCCGCAGATTGCCGAATCCAGGCTCGCCCGAGGCGTCGGCTTCATGGCCGACTACCTCAGCGAGATCATGCACCAGATGCGCTCCCGCAACTACGGCCCCATCCTGCTCGATCACGTGGACTTCAATGGGATGGGCAAGCGGAGCGAAACCGCGATCACCAAGATCGCGTCGGGGCTGTTGAAGCTGGTTTACCCGCACAGGACGTCCGAAACGATCCAGCGTGAGGAACTGGACTGGATCCTGGCCGAGGCCGTGGGGCTTCGCCGGCGGGTGCTCGATCAACTGGCCAGGATGGCTCCGGGTGAGTTCCGTCACGCAGAACTGCTCTGCGAATTGAAGGGAGCGGCGGCGTGACGCGAGTTCACCGCAGACACACCCACCTACGACGCCTACCTACCACTTCGATCATGGGGGGAAGACGACGGCCCGCGCGTCCCGCGTGGGACCGTGGAGGGAGAGAAGATCACATCTCAAACCAAGAAAGCTGGGCAAATGTTTGTTACCGAACCACAAGTGGAGTTGGTCGCGAGGCAGGTCTTTGACGTTGCCGGCGTAGTCGGGTTTCTCAATGCGCACGAGCTGCGCTGGGAGGAACTCCGCCACAAGATCGACAGTGACCTGGACCTGGGCGACCGGGACCCGGAGTACGTCTGCGAACTGGCGGCGCGCCTCCGCACCATGTCCTTCGACGGCAAGGGCGGGGGTCACGACGCCTACATTCAGCATCTCATCGAGATCGAACACGGAAACGCATTCGAGCACGCCTACTGGTGCTTCGTGGTGTGGAACGTGTCCCGGTCTCTCACGCACGAACTGGTGCGGCATCGCATCGGTGTGTCCTATTCCCAACTGCGGCAATGCTGCGTGGATGGATCGGACGTCACCTTCGTGGTGCCCCCTGCCATTCAAGCCCTGGAGAAGGCTAACGCGGCCATGTTTGAGCGCTGGAAGTCGCACATGGCTGCGTCACGCGAGTTATGCGCGGACTTGGCCGGCGCGCTCGGCGAACGGCACTCGGACGTCTGCGACCAAACCGAACGTTGTGAAGCCGCGCGGTCGGTCCTGCCCGACGCGATGGAGACCAAGGTCTTCGTTGGGGCCAACACGCGGGCGCTGCGGCACATGATCGCAACCAGGGCGCACCCGGCTGCCGACCCGGAGACCCGACGCCTGTTCGTCAAGGTCTTCGAGATCATGCGGCGCGTATCACCCCTGCTGATGCACGGCATGAGGGTGATCACGCTCGATGACGGGACCAAGGGGGTCGAGCCCGCGTGCCCTGAACTCTGAACCTGTCTGACGATTGTACGGGAGAACCTTATGAACGGAGAGACTGTCCGCCCGTGTGACGTGCTGCGCGAGTTCGTGGAGGACATGAAGGCGGCGTACGGCACCGGCGAAGGCGACGAACTGGACCGGATGGGACTGACGAACGACTGGCCGGACCTGCTGGTCACCTACGACAAGGCACTCGCGGCGCTGGAACGCAAGGAGCCAGCGACGGTGACCAAGCACGTCGTGGTCTGCGTCGAGAGCGGGACCGTTTCCCAAGTCACGACGCCGCCTGACGTGCTCGTCGAGGTACGTGACTATGACGTGGACGGGACCGAGGAGGAGCGTCTGCACCAAGATGAGACCGGGCGTCGGCACACGCGGGCCTCGTGGGGCGAGGCGCCCGACCTGACCAGCGAAGGGAAGCCCCCATGACCTGGCAACAGCAAAACATCGCGGCGACGACGTCCGTCGAGCGGGACCACGCCGCGCGGCCTGAGTAACGCGCTGACATTCATCAGACGTTTCTGATTATCGGTTGCCTGCTCATTTATTGGTGCAGGGTTCCGGAGTGCGGTCGGAGTGCGCAAACCGAGAACAACGATTCTTGACCACCCCGACTTTTTCTGACCAAAAGCGAGGGTGGTCCGTACAACCATCCCGGAGGGACCGAGGCATGGACTGTCACCTGTCTGGATTCAAGGCCTACGTCAGCATCGAACTGGGTCTCGCGGAGGAGACGCTGATCGCCTATGTGCGGGACGTGACCGGGTTCCTGTCCTTCAACGATGACCGGACGTTCACCGCCCGGTCGGTCGAGGATTACGTGAGACACCTGTTCGGGCTGGGGCTCAGGGCGAGCACCGTGCGTCGCAAGTGCATGAGCGTCCGGTGCTTCTACCGGTTCCTGGCTGACAAGGGAAAGCTCGACGAGCAGGAACTGTTTCTGATCGACCCCATCAGAGTCCACAGGGAGAACCTGCCGTCCCTGGAACCCGACGAACTCGATCGGCTCCTCGTAGTGGCACTGGTGCCGGCGAGGGGAACCAATGCGCTGCGCAACCGGGCGATCGTCCACGCCCTCTTCGGCAGTGGCCTGCGGGTCAGTGAGCTCTGCGGCCTGAACCTGGGCGACTGCCACCTCGATCAGCGTTGGGCACGGGTGAAGGGCAAGGGAGCCAGGGAGCGGATCGTCCCACTGAGCGCCGAGTGCGTGGAGGCCATCGCCGCATACCTGGCCGAACGCGGGCATGGGAACCGTGGACGGACCGACGCCCTGTTCATCCAGGGCGACACGAACGAGCGCCTGACCCGCCGCGCGGTCAGCAACATGATCACGGCCCTGTCCCAACGTGCCGGGGTGCGACACACCACTTCCCACACGCTCAGGCGGACGTGTGCCACGTGGCTGCTGCGGCGCGGCGTTGACCTGGGCCAGGTGCAGCGGCTGCTCGGCCACTCCAGCCTGTCGTCCACGCAGGTCTACCTCAACACGTCCCCGGAACGGCTGGCTGAGATCTGTCGGCGGTGCCACCCCCGGTGGGCGGAGAGGGGACGTCCTCCCGACGAAGCAGGGCGAAAGTGCGCCCGGATTACAGAGGTTCCAAACGATTGATTGGAAGTCACCCATGCAAAGAAGAATCACGTCGTCACTTTTCAACCACCGAATGAGCCGGTGGGAGAACATGCTGAAGGCCATCTGCTGCCGCTTGTGTCCCGGCGAAGCGCAGGTGGACGATGCCATGGCCGTCGCCCACCGGGAATTGCTGTACGCCATGATCCACTTCGACCCGGCGCGGGCTCGGTTCGTCACCTACTTGTATTGCCGGGTGCGCGGCCGCGTACAGCACTTCCTCGAATCGGAACGTCGGCACCGACGCATCGAGTTGATGGACGAGGAGAGGCTCGCCGACTTCGCGGCGGGCGAGGCGGACGACCCGGCGGAAACCCTCACGGCCCATGAAATCCTGGACGGGCTTGACGAGAAGGAGCGCGCCCTGCTCTGGGGTCACCTGGCCGAGGGGAAGTCCGTGCGGCAGGTGTCGCGGGAGATCGGCTGCTCGCACGTCAATCTGTTCTCCGTTCGGGACCGGGCGGTGGCGAGAGTCAGGAAAACGCACCCGACCTTGATGATGGACCGACCATGATCTGAACCGAGGTGTATAACCGACTGATGGGCCGTTAGGATCAAGCAATCCGTGATGCCGCCGAGAAGGCGGCGCGACACGTCGAGGCGGTCATCCGCAGGGACGGAAGCTCCGATCGTCCGTGGTGCATCTATTCCGAGACGGGCAAGAAGCTGGGGTGCTACCGGACAAAGGAAGCGGCCGAGGAACGCTTGTGGCAGATCGAGTACTGGAAGCGGCGGAAACGAAACAGCCGCCCTGCGGGCCAAGGATCAGCGGCGCGGCGAGTATGACCGGCTGATCCGCGAGGTCGTTCCGCGAATCCAGGCCCACGAGTCCATCACGGCGTCGGCGACAAAATCCGCAATCCACAATCGTCAATCCGCAATCGACATGGCCCGCACCCCCGCCGTGGCCGAGTTCACCGACCCGGACGGCGGCAAGACGGCCCGCTACATGCTAAGGTCGCCCAGCACCCGTGGCGGTGCCGCGGCAGTTGTTCGCCGCGATTCTGGACCGCATCCAGCGGTTCGGTGTTCCCCCGCCGTTGGTACCGCGTGGATGAGTGTCGCGATAGGGCAAATACCATGATGATCCCAGCCAGGGGCCGGTTGGTGCTGCGCCGTGTAGTGGGCAAGCGCCCGCCGCAGCACTCTGATAAGCGGAGACAGGTCAGATCTGGCGTTCAAACACGGGCATCATCGGCAGCATGGTCGTTCGGTTTTGAGATTGGCCCAAAGTCCGGTAGAATCGCGACTTCGGAGGTGGCAAATGGGAAATCCTATGAACCGGAGCCTGTCAAGGGCAGCGGGCTGAGATATTGGGGGTTGGCGTCCCACACTCCTATTCGGGCTCGTCGCGAGGACGGCCGCATGAGATTACGTACGGTGACAGGTCCCATTCTCTCGGACGCGGTGCCAGGTGGCCCGCATTCCCCATTGCAGGATCCTGTCCGTCATCCCGCCAACCCTAAAGGCTCTTTTGGCCCGAACGGCAACACACTCTACTCGTCTTCGATGGACGGCACGGTACGCGCGTAGAACTTGCGTCCGGACTTGTGGAAGCGTCGAAACTTGGACAGCGTGTTTCCGAAGGAATCGAGTGATTCGTGCTCGCGCGTCTGGCGCGGTCACGAGGGGGCCATCCTCAAGGTGGCCGTAAGCGATGCCGGCCCAACCGTCGCCTCCGCCGGTTCCGACGGAACGATCAAGTTCTGGAAGCATAGTGCGGCGCAGGCGGATGAGTAATGGGATGGTCGAGGGCTTCGATGCAGATGTTCCGGATTCTCCGTGCATAAAAGCCTGCATCGCACTGGACATCTGCGTTGCCTCGGCTAGACGCGGCTATCGGCAAAAAGACGAGATGCAATGGATACCACGCCCCTTTGGGTCAATTATGTAAGGAAATTCGTCGCAACAGGGCGAGCCGAGTTTCTTGAGATGGCAACGAATAGCTGTTCTGACAGCCGCATTCGTGAGTTGCTAGGCGAACGAGAGACCGGCCAAGGCGCGTTGGCTCTCTCTGTTTGGGAGCCCGTCGCTCGTCAGCTCAAGTCCGAGGGACGGGTAACTGAATCGGCAGCAATTGTACTCATAGGATTCAGAGGATTCGCGCTCGTGATCGACCATCCCGAAGAGTTCGCGAGTTATGGCCAACCCGCGATAGACAAAGCGGAGTGGAGCTGCGAATTACTCTTGTCCGCGTCCCGCGAGCATGACTTCACTGAATGTGAAGCCTACCTCTTGACGACCCTGGGAGCCTATTCTGCGAATCGTTGCCAGTGGCAGAAGGCATGCGAACTCCTAGAGCAGGCGAGAGACCTGTATGCTGGCTTGGCGGAGGCGGAGCCTGAGCTTTATCGCGCACAAGCAGCCACTACGCTGAACAATCTTGGAACAGTGTTAACTGAGAGACGTGATTTCGATCGTGCGCAAAATGTTCTTCATGAGGCAGTGCGCATCCGGGAGGCGCTGGCAGCTGCGGATCCGGAGCTGTATCGACCATTTGTCGCAACAACATGGCACAACCTGGGCATTGCCCTACATGAAGCTGGCGAGTACGACAGAGCAGGTAGCGCCCTATCCAAGGCTCTCGTAATCCGCCGCATCTTAGCCGACACGGATCCGGCCAGCTTCGAGCACGAGGTCGCGAGCACCCTGAACAGTTTCGGGAATGTCCTCCAAGGACAACGCGGTCTCGCCGCGGCGCGGCAACACTTTGCGGAGGCGTTGGGGATTTGCCGGACACTATCGAGACAACAATCGCGCTCCCATCAAGCGGCACTCGCACGCACACTTGCCAACTTCGGGAACTTACTGCGCGAGCAGCGGGACTACTCTGCCGCGCTAGCGCTGTTAGAAGAAGCAGCGGCGACTTTCGGCGGACTCGCGACAAGTGAACCGGAACTCCACAAGTGCTCAGAAGCAGCCTGTCTGAACAATCTTGGTCTGGTACTTCACAGTAGAAGAGAGTTTGGTAGATCGCAAGATGCATTCATGTCGGCGATCCGTATCTATGGCCGTTTGCTAAAGCGGGACCCAGGCATTTATCCGCGCCATGTGGCGTCGACACTATTAAACCTCGGTGCTGTGTTGAGCGATGACGGCGAGCACGCAAAGGCACGCGTTATGTACCATCAGGCAGTGGGGATTAGTCGCGCGCTTGCGACAGAGCAGCCACACACGAATGGCCTTCTCCTCGCGCACACCTTGAACGGCTTTGGCAATGCATTGGTAGATGCACAAGACTACTCCGGCGCGCGAGGCGCCTATGAAGAATCATGCACGTTGTTGCGCAGTTTGGCGGCAGAGCAACCTAGCGCGTACCTGGCAGATGTTGTGGTTGCGGAAAACAATCTAGTCAAAGTCATGGCACGATTATGTGAGCATGAGCAGGCGTTGGGACATGCGCGCCGTGCGGTACAAACGGCTGAGAACTCTGAAGCGGACGAACGGGATATGTGGTTGGTCAAGGGGAGGGCGTCGGCCAGCTACAGGGAATTATTGGCTCACTTAATAAGAGGTAAGGACGCAGATGCAGTATTCCGTTACCTAGCCGCGTTGCGCGAAGGATCGGTTCGTGTTACGCGTGAAGTAGCAGACGAAAGCCTTGAGACGGCGCTCGAGACACTGAGAGAGGTCAGCGGAGGGGCGGGACAACGAGTCTGTGTTGTGATCGGACAGTACTTGAGAGACTCCGGGGCGGTCTTAGCAGTCCTAGATGGTGAGAATTCCAGGGGATTACAGTGGTACCGCGCTGACCGATTCCACGATGCAGGAGTAAGGTTGTTTCTTGAGATAGGTAAGGCGTTTGACCGAGATGGGCAACCGGGGCGCGAAGGTTCGTGGCAAGGTTTTGAAACCCTTGCTGAAGACGCATGGAACAAGCTGCCAAATGGTGTGCGAGAGGTATTGGACCCGGCGTCTGATAGTGACGTGCTTATCAGTGGCGACGCGCTCTGGACGGCATTCCCTTGGGAGGCGCTGCGCTGTGGATCCGGGGAAGCAGATTGGCTAGGCTTGCAGCGGCATCTGGCTAGGTGGGGGGGCGTGACAGGAGGGGCGCTTGGTTGTCTTCGCCGTCGGTCAGTCGGCGAGGGGAGAAAGACCGCAGCAATTGTGTGTCCCTGGAACGCCGGTTGCTCCTCCGAATCGCATCTGGTGTCTGCGAAGCAGGAAGCTGGGTACGTGACGGAGGTATTGGCGCAAGAGGGATATACGATAGTGCCCGAGGGAGGACCATTGATCGGGCGTGACGCGAATGCGGTATCGATTGGCGAGGTGATATCCCACTCGAGTTCCGTGATTCATTACTCCGGGCACGGTGCGATTGTGGGCAATGAAGAAGTCTTGGTTTTGCACAGTGGCGACGATCTGGGCCCGGTCTATTTCGGACGAAGGGAGCTTGAGGATCTGAATGTGCGATTGGCGCGAGACAAGCTGCTCTCGCATGGGCCGATTGTGATCCTCAACTGTTGCAGGGCGGGTCGTGTGCGTGATTGGGGTGGGAAGCGCGAGGACTTGGCGTGGGCCCTCCTGAACCAAGGGGCGGAGGCAGTTATCGCAAGCGCCTTACCAGTCTACGATGCCATGGGGAAGATACTCGGTGAGTCGCTTTACTCGCCGTTGGTCGCGTCAACGGGAGGTATGGGTGCAACCCTAGTAAGAGTCCGAAGACTGTTGGCGAGTGTCTCCCGGAGCTCAATGATGTGGCCGACATGGGCATTGGTTACATACCACGGTAATCCGTATGTGGAGCTGCCGCACGCAATTAGATTGAGTAGCCGTTGCGACGACACGCGCTGGTTGGGCTTGTTGAAGCGTATCGCTCGATGGCTAGGCCTACGCGACGCAACCGAGGCTCGCGACTTGATGCAAGAGCTCCGTAAATGAGCGCGATTTGCGCAGAGCTACTGACGATTGCCAACCGTGTCTCTGTCCGCCGGAACCGTTGAGTACGCATGCCCGGTCGACAATGTGCGTTGAAAGGAATTGCGCGATGAAGATGTTGGCGCTTGCACTTCTCGGAGTCGCTGTCGCCGGTTGCGGGGCGGTGCCGACGGCCCAGCCAGGGTCAACCGCTGCCGAGCCTGCGGCTGGTCCAAGTATGGAGCCCGAACCTCGGCCCCGAACCTCCGCCCGAGCCACACCCGTTTGATGGCGAATGGCGAATCACACTTGAACAGCGATGAGCCCCACGGCGTCGAGTCCCTGTGCCGCCAAGGTCAAACCCGAGACAACTGTTTTTGACCGGCCGAGTTGTTTCTGACCAAAACCGGGAGGCGTCCGTACAACCCTCACAGAGGGATCGAGGGTTGGACTGTCCCCGTCCAGGACCAGGTGGTAGCGAGGGTCAGAAAAACGTACCCGACTTTGACAATCGACCGACCATAATCTGAACTCAGGTGTATAACCTTCTGACGGGCCATTGAGACCAGACAATCCACGACAGGCCAAGTCATAAAACCGAGTGCAACAGATTCTACCACATCCACCCACCACGTCAGGATCATGGCACGGGTAGGCGGCGAGGCCGCCGAGGGAGAAGCTCGATGGATGAAGCGTTGATGAAGGAGGTGGCGACCAAGGTCGCCGAGGTGTTCGAGTCTCTAACCGACGTGAGCGTCGACGATTTCAAGGATGTCAGGCGGTTGTCCCGGCAGACGGTCGGTCTGCGGGACACGGGCGGGTTCAACATCGGGGTGCGGATGCTGCGGCGGAAGGATATCCGCGAGCAGCAGGCCAAGCTCACCGCCGCGATCGCCACGGAGAAGTGGGTCGAGGGGTTCGTGTTGGCGCTGCAACTCATGGCAGCATTTGGAGTGTGAGGTGAGAGATGCTGAAGCAAACTGCTTCCTTTGCGTTGGTCTGTGCGTTGTTGCTGAGCGGCTGTAGTTCCATGCGTCTGGCCCAGGAGTCCCTGGCGACCGGCCAGGACTCGAACCTGGAGATTCGCAATGCCTTCCTGGCCAAATCCTGGGGCCTGAACCGGGCCCTGATCACCGAGTCCCGGCGGGGATACGTGGCCGAAGCCAAGTTGGTGATCCTGGAAAGCGCCGGCGGACCTGACGGCACCGTGGACGCCGGGGCGGCGATGGAAGTCCTCGACGCCCTCGTCGCCGAGCTTGCCGCCGATGAGATCGTCACGTCGGAAAACTTCGCTTTCCTCGCATTACTCGCCGTCATGGGTGAGCGGGCCGACTCGTATCTCGATCAGGTGTACGGGTTCATCGAGGCCCAGAAGCCGATCTGGACGCGCAGTGACCAACTGCGCTCGGCGATCATGGACGCGACCACGGAGATTGAGGCCTGGGGGGCGCTGCTGGGCGGTGTGCTGCCCAAGCTCAAGGGCCTCATCCCGGAAGCGCCCTCGCCGTAGCCTGGGAGGGGGAGAGAGCCGGGGCCGGGCGAAAGCCCGGCCCCATCCCTTCGTTTCAACGATTTCATTTCCACGACACGTCATCGGTTGGTGTATAAGCCTGCGGCAAGCTGTTCTGTGCACTTCCTGTCCTTTGAGAGTGGAGATGAGAGATGAAAACCCTCTGTATCCTGTTGGCCCTGTTCCTGGTTCCGATCGTGAGTGGATGTTCCGGCCTCCCGGATGGCGACTGGGGCGACCCCCAGAACGTCGCCCGGTACAGCGAGGACGTCAAGTTCTTCGTCAAGATCGGCACCCGCATCGCGCTCGGGGAAACCGCCATCGAGCCCGAGCAAGTCGAGCCCCTGGTGCAATACTTCCAGACCGCCAAAGAGTTGCTGCTGGACCCCGAAGGTCCGGGCTTCGGCGCCGCCAGGGCGCTGGCCCTGGCCCAGTTCGATGACGATCGCTATCGCTATGTGGCCGTCGCGGTGATCGACGTCATCGAGCGCTACGCGGCGAACCATCTGGCGGAACTCGGTGACAACCTGGGGCCTCTCCAGGTAATTCTCGGCGCGGCCGTTGACGGCGCCATCGAGGCGTTGACCGAGTTCCGCAGCGGCGCGAAATGAAAACGGTGCTGCTGGTCATCGTCATCTCGTTGACCATCATCGCCTCATCCACCAACGACCCACCACCACCGGCCCACCCACAATCATCACTATTACCACCCCCAATGACAACACTACCACCAACAACGACGGGCCCGACCACCACCGGAGGCGACAACCGTGCGGCGGAGATGAGGTAATACCTCAAGCTGTTCTCCGTCGCCAGCGCCAGGTCCATGCTGGATGGTTAGGGAAGGTCGATTCGCTATGGCGTTTCCCCCGTACACACCAACCGGCTTCGCCGCCACGGTCTTTTGGGACCGCTACGCGATCCACGAGAGGGAGACGTTTGAACAGGCCTGCCAGCGCGTGGCTGCATTCATCGCCCAGGTAGAACAGGGGACCGAGCGTGAAGACTACGCCGCCAGGTTCCACAATCTGCTGGCCACGAACCGGTTCTCTCCGGGCGGACGCGTGTGGCGCGGGGCCGGTCGTCCACGCGGGCAGTGTCTGAACTGCTTTACGTGGACTGACGACCTGGATTCGAGAGAGGGTTGGGGTGACGCGCTCCGGGCGGTGACCATCATCTCCGGCACCGGCGGCGGCGTGGGACTGAACTTCTCCAAAGTTCGCCCTCGTGGCTCTCCAATTCGAGGCACCGGAGGCGTGGCGACCGGCTCGGTCAGCCTCATGCGGTGCATCAACGCGGTCTGCAACGAGCTTCGAGAGGGCGGGGGCCGCCGATCGGCGCTGATGTTCTGCCTGCGCTATGACCACCCTGACCTGCCGGAGTTCCTGGAGGTTAAGCTGAACCGGGGGCAGCTTGAGAACGCTAACATCTCCGTGCTGATCGACGACGAGTTCCTCAAGCTGGTGGACGAGGATGGGGAGATCGTACTGCGGTGGCACGGCGAGGAACGCGGGCGCGTCCGGGCGAAAGAGGTGTGGGACAAGATCGTCCGCCACGCCTGGGCGACCGGCGATCCCGGCCTGCTGAACCTGGGCTTGGCCGAGAGAATGAACACGCTGTACTACCGTGTCAGGCTGGTGTGCCCGAACCCGTGTAGCGAAATCTGGATGTCACCTTACGACTGTTGCTGCCTGGGCGCGGTCGTTCTTCCGACCCACGTGAGGAACGGCGGGATCGACTGGAACGCCCTGAAAGAAACGGTATCCCTGGCGGTGCGGTTCCTCGACGACGTGCTGGACCGCAACCACTATCCGCTTGCGATCATCGAGGAGACCTGTCGAGAGTATCGGCGCATCGGCCTGGGCGTGACGGGGCTGCACGACCTGCTGCTGAAACTGGGCGTCAGGTACGACAGCGACCAGGCCCTGAAGATCACCGCTGAGGTCATGGACTTCATCAAGAGAGCCGCCTACGAGTCCAGCATCCGCCTGGCGATCGAGAAGGGACCGTTCCCCGCCGTCGATCGAGAGAAGCACGCCCGTAGCGGCTTCGCCACGGAGTGTCTACCCCCGAGCATCCGCCGCAGAATCGAGGAACACGGGATCAGGAACTGTGCCGTCCTCACGGTTGCACCGACCGGGACCACCTCCATCGTCGCCGCCTGCTCGTCCGGCATCGAGCCGATCTTCGCTCCGGTGTACCGGCAGAGGTTCGCCGAACACGGCGGGCACGGACAGGAATCCAGCGAAATCGTCGTGCACCCGCTGTTAGCGAAGTTCCTGCGCGAGGGGCGGTCCATCGAGCACTTCCAGGGGGCACATGAGATCGGCCCGGAGCAACACTGCGCGGTCCAGGAAGTCTGCCAGAAGCACATCGACAACGCCATTTCCAAGACCATCAACCTGCCTACCGACTATCCTGTCGAACAACTATCCCAAACCATGCGTCGATTCATTCCCCGGCTCAAGGGCCTCACCATCTACCGCCACGGCAGCAGGGGGGAGTCGCCCATGACCCCGCTCCCCATCGCCGAGGCCGCCAAACACCTCGCCAACCTGACGATCGGTGCTGCGGTGGGCGACTGTCCCGCCGGAGCGTGTGAACTGTAGACCCCCCACCATTCGGCCCCACCATCCGCGCCGCGAAAGCAGGTGTGGAGGATGCCCAGGCAAGATGACCCAAGGCAGCGTCTCCTGGCGGATGTGGCCAAGATGGTGCAGCGCGGCCTGGGCCGCAAGGACGTGGCCCAGGCGTTGAAGGTGTCGGTCTGGGAGGCGCGGCAACTCATCACTCAAGCCAGGGTGCTGCTGGAGAACGTCCCCACCGTCAAGTTCGACGCCACCGATCCGCAGTTCCGCTCGATCCTGCTGCGACAACTCAACCGGCCCAGGACCATCAAGACGCTCGCCGGCAAGCTCAACGTCTCGGTCGAAGAGGTTGAGGCGGCGCTCACCGACCTGGAGGATCGCGGCTACATCGTCAAGCGGGTGGGCAACACCGTCCACCTCGGCAAGACCGTCCAGACCGGTGGGCGCAGGATTCACTTCCCCAACCACTTCCACGGCAAGCCCATGCAGTTCGGCGTGGTGTCGGACATGCACATGGGGAACAAACACTCCCGTCTCGACGTGCTCGAAGCCGCCTACGATGAATTTGCGCGTCGTAAGATCAAGACCGTGTTCTGTCCCGGCAACTACGTGGACGGCGAGGCCAGGTTCAACACGCATGAACTGGTCGTCCACGGTTTCACCGACCAGGCCCTGTTCGCCATCGACCACTGGCCGCAGCGCAAAGGGATCACCACGTACTACGTCGACGGTGACGACCACGAGGGTTGGTACTACCAGCGCGAGGGGGTGGAGTTCGGCCGCTACCTGTACCTTGAGGCCAAAGAGCGGGGGCGCGACGACCTTCAGTATCTGGGCTATTTGGAGGCGGATGTTTTGTTGCAAGCGCCGAACGGCGATGCGACGATCAAGATAATGCACCCCGGAGGCGGTTCGGCCTACGCCATTTCCTACTCCGCTCAGAAGATGGTCGAGAGCCTACAAGGTGGCTCCAAGCCGGCCATTTTGCTGCTGGGGCACACCCACAAATTTGACTACTGCGTTCCATTGGATTCCGAGATTCTGACCCGCCAAGGATGGAGAACGCATGATTCACTTCGTGTCGGACAAGATGTCTTGGCGTACAACCTTGACACCGACACGTTGGAATGGACCCCGCTACTGCGGATCAACCTGACGCCTCCTACATCCGTCGATCACTTCGAGAACACCGTCTTCTCGGTTCGCTGCACCCCAGATCACAAATGGGCCTGGGAGCACAAAGGGAGGCGATTCCTTTCATCGCTGGGTTCGGCACCCGCTACGGCGAAACTCATACAGGCCGCGAAAGGACCTGACGGACCAGGCATCGGCAAGCTGTCCCATTCCGGATTGCTGGACCGTGAGGCTGCAACTGATTTGGCATTACGGATGACATCAGCAGAACGACAAGCGTTCATCTACGCCCTTTTGGTTGGAGAGGGGTCGATCACCGGGCGTGATACAATTCAATTCCATCAGAACCCAGGTCCGATCAATGATGCCTTTCTGCTCGCGTCCTTCTTGGAAGGATGGGCGCCGTCCAGGAGCCGCAAACGCACGACGGATCGAGTGCTTTCTACAGCCATCTTGCGCAAGCGACATCGTGATTACCGTATTCGTGATCAGCGCGTGGCACGCAGCATTGAACCGACATGGTGCCCCACGACTCGACTCGGTACGTGGGTCATGCGCCAGAACGGTCAGATCACGATCACCGGAAACTGCTATCCCCGCAACGTCCACACTTTACAGTGCGGGACGGTTTGCGATCAGAGCACATTCATGCGGAAAAAGAAGCTCGAAGCCCACGTCGGCTTCGTGATCTGCACGTTCCAACAAGATGTTAACGGAGGCATCGTTCGCTTCGTGCCCGAGTGGTTCCCGTTTTTTGATAAGCGCTACTACGAGCTTCGCGACGATCTTCAAAAGCAGATGGTCATCGGTGATTGACCAAAGGGACAAGGCAGTGAGGTAGGCCGATGGCCCAAGTTGCGTGGAGCCATTCCAGAGTCAAGACGCTCAAGACCTGCGTGCGCCGGTACTACTATCACTACTTCCTGGCGGACAACGGCTGGATGGAGTCGGCCAGCCCGGAGCGTCGCAAGGCGTACCTGCTCAAGAAACTCTCGGGCCTGCCGTTGTGGGCCGGGGACATCGTCCACACCATCATCGAGCACGTCATCCACGGGTTGCGGACCAGGGGTGAACTCGTCCCGCTGGACAAGGCGCAGGCCCATGCGGTCAAGCTCCTGCGCAAGGGCTGGGTCGAATCTGTCAAAGGGCCGGGCCGCAGGCACCCCTCGAAGTTCCTGCTGCTCTCCGAGCACTACTACGGGCCGAAGCCCAGCAAGGAAAAGTGTGAGGAGTACAAGCAGCGGGTGCTGCGCTGCCTGCACAACTTCTATCACGGCGTGGTGATGCAGCGACTACGCAAGGCCGGCCCGGCCGACTACCTGACCACCGAGGAGTTCCTGAAGTTTCGCACCAAGCAGGGCGCGGTCGTGTCGGTCAAGCTCGACCTGGCCATACGGGCTAACGGCACGACATTCCTGTTCGATTGGAAGACGGGCAAGCCGTCCGCGGACGTGGCCGAGCAGCTCTGCGCGTACGCCATGTACGCCATCAAGGCCGGCTGGGCCAAAGACCCCGAGGGTCTCTGCTGCTGTCCCGTGTACCTCAACGCCGAGGACCAGAGCCGGGCCATGCCCGAGGTGCCCTTCACCTGGGACGACCTGGGCCGCAAGGCCGGCAGCATCCAGAAGGAATACGAAGAACTGGTGCGCGTCGAGGGGCTCAAGGACGACGTCGCCCACTTCCCCACGTGCGAGGACCTGAACGAGTGCAAGTGGTGCCCCTTCCGGGAAATCTGTGAAGGGGCGATGGGATGAGAATCAGGACGAGGGAGAAACCATGCGAACGGTGAAGATCGCGAGCGTCGTGATCTCACTACTGTGCCTGTCAAGCACGCTTACCATCGCCTGTGTAGCCCCCGGTGCGGTTAAGGCCAAACTCGGGGTAGTCGAATCCAAGCTGGAGAAGCTGACCGAGCAGCACGCCGACACCCGGTTCCTGGCGGACAAAATCGAGAGCATCGAAAACGAAACCAACCAGACCACCCAGGTGGCCGAGACGCTGCTGGAATGGAAGAAGTCCGTCCAGGCCGAGAACGTCACCTACGGCGGCGCCGGGTGGGTGGTGCTCGGGGCCGGGCTGATCGTGGCATTGTTCCTGGGTGCGGGCCTGCTTCTACTGCTGACTTTCGTCAAGCGGGCCAAGACAAACGGCAACCTGCTGAAGCTGGTGACCTGCGCCGTACAGAAGATGTCGCCGGACGTACAGCGGGAGGTCAAGCGCCAAATCGAACGCGAGGTCACCAACGGCGGCTCGTTCAAACCGCGCGATAAAACCGCGCTCGCGCAGTTCACCCGCGAAAACGGAACATTCGCTGACCAAAAGTAGAAGTCGTCCGTACAACCCTCTTAGGGAGAGAAGACATGCCCACCTATGAGTACCAATGCCGGGACTGCGGACACGAGTTCGAGACGTTCCAGAGCATGTCGGCCGAGCGCCTCAAGGAGTGCCCCCGGTGCGGCCGGCCGGCGCTGGTGCGTTTGATCGGCATGGGCGCTGCCGCGATCGTGAGGGGCACGTCAACTCCCTGTCATCCCCCGCGCCGGCCGCCCAGGGCCAAGCGCAGGAAGAGGGGCGAAAAACGCGAGAAGCCGTGGTACCGGTCCGGCGACCGGATCAACCCGGACGTCCTCAAAGACCCTGACCACTACATCCACACGGGCGAGACCAAGAGGTAGGTGGCTTATGCCAGAAAAAGCGAGATTAGAGATCACCAAGGGCAAACGGGAGCCCAAGGGGCTCCAGGATCGGGGAAAAGTCCGTCTGGACTGTGCTGACTGCGGCCGGGCGCTGATGGAGTTCCAGATCGTCCGCAGCAACGAGGACATCGCCGCACTGGATGACTCCCCTGGTCCGGTGACGACCGTAGTGCAGGCCAACTGCGGCCTGTGCGGCGGGAAGTCCCACCGGCGAACCATCGAAGGGCAGTTCTACTACGGACCCGCCGACGATGCCCTGCTCTGCGAGTACGAGGAAGACCCTCCGGAAGGTTGCGACGTGGCCTTCAGGGTCAGGAGGAAGCGATGATGATCGTGGTTGACGTGGGCGGCACGCCCCACTTCTGTGACGATCCCCATCCACCACCCGTGCCCTCCAGCGAGATCGCGGCCCGTGCTCTGGTTGACAACCGCTGGCAGGTTCTCGCCGAGGCGGACGGGACGCTGTTCAACCCCGTGGAGCACCCGACGATCCCGCAGGCGCGGGACCGGGAACGGGGTGAACCGCTCTACAAGCTGCGCCGGTGCAGCAAGCGTGTGTTTGACAGGTACACCGAATACCTGCGGACCAAGAACAGAGTCCATCTGGTGATTGCACAGCGGGAGTTTCTCGATGAATGATCGACAGGCCGATTTCGTCAACGATTTAATGGCCTTTCTGGAAGAGTCAAATGTAGGGCGCCGAGGGACGGCCACTCGACGGGCGTTCCTCGACGAGGTGCGGGCGCGGATCGAACGGTTCTTCGACCGTGACGTGCATCGAACCTCACCGCGGGTCGAGCCGCACGCGGAACCGGAGGTCGAGCCCGGCCCCGACACCCGTGTCCACAAAGTGACGCCGCAGATTCCAAGCGGCCTGCCCGGTGGTGTGGTGGAGATGACCCAGGGCGAGTCGATGAAGATCGACGCCAGGGCGGGCAACACCCCGGAGACGAGCGATGGCTAAGGAACACCTGGTTGCGTTCAACGTGACCCCGGACACGCCGCCGGTGCGCTGGTTGGCCTCACTGTCGGACGGCCGCACCGTGATCCAGGACGACCGCAAGAACGCGCCGGCTGCGTGGCACCGGCTGCGCGAGTTCCTGGTGGCCAACCCCGGCCTTGCGATCACCGGACTGCGTCTCCAGGGGGTCAAGGGCAAGGAACTGACCGTGCTCAGCCACCAGCGGGGGTACTTCTTCGGCTTCAAGGGACAGGCCATCGTCGGTGGTCCCCAGCAGCACTACGTCGGCATCGGCTACTACGACGGCAACAGCGTCATCATCAACTGGCTGGCTATACCGCACTTTAACCATCAGTTCTCCGAGCAGCGCAGCAAACAGAGAGCGGGCTTTATGCTGATCGAGAACACTGAGGATGGCGGCTAAGGCATACGAATCACCGACCACGCCCGGCCTGATGGTGACGTACCGGGCCTACGTGGTAGAGCTGGTGTGCCTGAACTTGCGACCCGATCTCGGACCGCGGTTCTGGAAGGATAAACGGTATTGGCAGCCGAAGTTCGTGCGGGAATCGGTCGCGCTTTCCCGGTTGCTCAAGCATCTTGACGAGAACGACCCCGTGGTCCGGCGGGCGGTCATCGAAATGGTGGACGAACGGTGCATGCGCACGCTGATGACCAGGAACCAAGCGCGGAACGTGAAGCGGGTCCGGGCGAAACACCGGGAGCTTGTCGCCCGGCGGGAGACCCTGGCCGCGACGGCGAGCGAGCCGGTGGGTGACCTGGAAGGCTACGTGGAGAGGAACCGATCATTATCGCCGACGACGCAGCGGAATCGCTTGAGCAGGATACGAGAGGTGGAACGTCGTGGCGAAACGAACCAGGAACAAGGGAACGGTCAGGCCGGACCTCGAAAACTTTGACCGGTACGTCCAGCGGGTCTACGGCGAGGGCGTCCTGATCAGCGCCGACTCCATCGTCGAGCGGCCCCGGAAGATCATCCCCACCGTCCTGTCGCTGGACGTCTCGCTGAGCGGCGGCATTCCCGAGGGTTCGATCGTGCTGCTCAGCGGTAAGGCCAAGGCCGGCAAGACCACGCTCTGTCTGCACGTTCTGAAGAACGCCATCGACCTGGGCCGCCCGGCCTTCTACCTGAACATCGAACGGCGCTGTAAGGCCGAGCTGCTGCACACCATTCCCGGCCTGGACCTGAGCAAACTCCACTTCCTCCAGTCCACCCAAGAGGTGAAGCTCACCGCCGAACAGTGGCTCCAGATTCTGGAGCGCAGCATCAAGGACCATCCCGGCTCCGTGCTCGTGGTGGACAGCCTGGCGGCGTTGTCCACGGCCGCGGAGCAGGAAGCGCTGACGGGGGAGAGCCGGGACATGGCCGGCGTGCCCAAGCTGCTGGCGGCGTTCTTCCGTAAGATGGCCGAGATCATCGACCCGCTCAACGTCACCCTGATCTTCATCTCGCAGCTTATGACCAACCGGCAGCCCCGTGGCCCCCGGTACACCGAGAAGGGCGGGCTGGCGGTGCAGTATGCCTGCTCGGTATGGATCAACGTCCAGTGGACGTCGCTGTGGGAGGCGGACAAGGACGCCCAGGCCCCCTTGGGGCACGACATCCACATGCAGGTGAAGTGCTCGGCGCTGGGCCGACCGTTCATTCCCTGCGTGCTGCCGCTGCGTTTCGGTAGGGGGATCGACGTCGCCAAAGACGTGGTGACCACCGGCGAGAACCTGGGGCTCATCGAGCGGGCCGGGGCCTGGTACACGATCCCCATGCTGGGTGCGGAGAAGCACCAGGGGATCAACGCCGTCCTGGAGCACCTGAACCACAACCCGGACCAACTGAGGAAGGTTGAGGACGAGATTCGGAAGGTAGTGTTCGGCGATGCAGGTCAGAACGTTGAACGGGCGGACGGTGAGGCTGAGGCTTCGGGGTCGAATGGTGAGGCCGGATAGCCCGTCGAAATCCCGGTTCCAGCAGCGCATCGGCCGAGAGCTTCTGCGGCGATACCCCAACGATCCGGTCTACGCGGAGGTCCCGGTCCCCGGAGAACGTCTCGTGCTGGATTTCGTAATCCCGTCGCTGCACCTGGTCGTGGAGTGCCATGGTCGCCAGCACAGCGAGTACGTCCATCACTTTCATGGGAACCGTTCGGGGTTCCATCGACAACAGGACCGTGAAGATCGCAAACGCCGCTGGTGCGCGTTGAATAAACTGAGGCTCATTGAGGTATACGATGAGCAACCTGAATGAAGGGACATTGTCCCAAGGGATGAAACAGTCTCGGGCGGCGCTCGAGCGGTGGGAAGAGGAACTGGGCTTCCCGACGTGCGGTGATACCTGCCCGGTGGACACCGCCGACGTCGACATGGTTCTGGCCATGGACCGCAGGCGGCTGTCGGAACTGTCGGGCCGGCAGGCGGCCGAGTACGCCTTCGTCCTGGCCCAGTTCGCCTTCTACGTGCAGCGGCGCGTTAACCGCTGCCACGCGTTCATCCGGTGGGCCAACTACAACCGCAGAGCCATGAGCGGAAGCGATGGCCCACGGCTGGAACGCCTGAAACAGGATGCCGAGATCAAGATCAGCCGGATCGAGTACCTGACCAAACGGCTGGAGTTCATGTCGCAATGCCTGCACCGCATCGGTTGGGTTGCGCGGTGAGGGAGAGAGAGTGATGAGTGCGTTGGAGAAGCTCAAGACTGGAATCAGTGAGGGCAACTGGAGCATCGTGGTGGAGGGGTACGCCGAACTGACCGGTGAGGCCCTGCCGGTACCCGACGTGGCGGGAGGCGTGGGAACCCGCGTACACCAACTGGTCGCGGAACTGGCCGAGGAACTGCAACTCACCCCGGCGCGGCCGGAGCCGGAATCGGCGGCCGAGGTGCCCGGCGAACAACAGGCGGGGCAAGAACCCCGCCCCGACACCGAACTTGACGACGAGCCCGACGACGAAGATGGGGACGAAGAGAACCGTGTCGAGGCGGTGGCCCCGGCCGGCGAGAGCGGCAAACAGACCATCTACGGCAATACGCAGACGTTCGTCACCGCCGAGGGCGATCCGCCATCGCAACGCATCGCCAAGAACCGGACCCGAGCGAGCCGGACCCGCAAGCGGCATCGCGGCAAGCCCAAGGTCCATAAGCAGGTCTGCACCCAGTGCGAGCAGGAGTTCGAGGTCCCGGTGCGGGCCCCGAAGGACGTCGGCCAACAGTGCCCCAGGTGTCTGGCGGGAGCATCCCGAGAGAGAGCGTAGTGGGCAGACCCAAGGCCAACGCGAAGTGTCAGGACGGCGGCGCCGAGCGGGCGGTGCTGGCGGCCATCCTCCGCCATGGGGCCGACGGCTTCATGGAGATCGAAGAGATCGTCGGGGCCAGGGACTTCTACTGGCCGGTCAACCAGAGAATCTTCGACATACTGAAACACCTGGTGCATGAGCGCGATGCCCGAACGTTCGATGAACCCACCATCCTGACGGCGGCCAAGGCCCAGGGGCTGGAGGACTTCGCGGGCCGGGCCAGGGAACAGGAGTATCTCGGCAGCCTGTTCGCCGAGCACGTCAGCCTGGACAACGCCCGGTCGTTGGCCACGGTCGTCTTCAAGCTGAGCATGGCCCGCGCGGCCTACTACACCACCTTGGCGATCCAGAAATCGCTGGAACAGATGACCGGGGACGAGAAGATCACCGATATCCTGGGTCTGGTCGAGAACCCCATCTTTGACTTCACGTCCAAGTTGACTTCGACGAACGAAACGCTGGTGCCTTTGGGCCTCGACTTCGCCAAGCAGATGCAGACCCAGATGACGCACCCCGTGGACGTGGTTGGTCTGCCAACGTGTTTCCCCTGCTGGGACAAAGCAATCGGTGGTGGCCTGCGCCGCGGGACGGTCAACCTGCTCGGGGCCCGCCCCAAGGCTGGGAAGAGCTTCTTCTGCCTGAACGTGGCCTATCACATGGCGCGGGCGGGGATTCCGGTTTTGCTGCTGGACACGGAACTGAACCGCCAGACCCAGATGAACCGGCTCGCGGCCCTGGCCAGCAACGTCGAACTGAGCAGGATCGAGACCGGACAGTTCGGAAGCGTGCCCGAGGAGCGGGACGCGGTTCTGTCGGTGAGGGAGCAGATCGAAGCGCTGCCGATCACCTACTGCTCCATCGCCGGGCAGTCGCTCAAGTGCGTACTGTCGTTGGCCCGCAGATGGCTGATGAAGAATGTTGGACTCGATGACGCGGGACAAGCGAAGCCGTGCCTGCTTGTTTACGACTACATCAAGCTGATGAATGCTGATGATCTCAAGAGTAACATTTCCGAATTCCAGGTCTTGGGATTCCTACTCAGCGAGTTGCACAACTGGGCCCTGCGCTGGGGGCTGCCGATCCTGGCCACCGTGCAGCTCAACCGCGACGGCGTCGAGAAGGAGGGCGGCCAGGTCATCGCCGGGTCCGATCGGATTCTGTGGCTGTGCTCCAGCTTCACCATCCTCAAGCGGAAGCTGAAGGAAGAACTCGCCGAGGACCCGCCGGCGCACGGCACCCACAAGCTGGTGGTCACCGACACGCGCTACGGCCCGGCCATGGAGCCCACCGACTACATCAACCTCAAGAGCGAACTGAAGTGCGCCCGCTTCGTCGAGGGAAAGACCTGGTCGCAGGAGTTGGCCAACAGCGCCACCGACAACACGCCGATCGAGGAGCCGGACTGATGGCCTACGACGAGCGTGAGATTCTATTCATCCAGGACCGCGCTACGGAGCGAATCACCGAGGTGCTGGACGCGCTCGGCGTGGAGTACGACGAACGACACGATTACATTCACGGCCCCTGTCCCATTCACGAGGGCGACAACCCGCGGGCCTGGTACTGGGCGATGCGGACCGTGCACTGGCGGTGCATGACCCGGCAGTGTCAGCGAGACCCGGTCACCGGCCCGTCGAGCAGCATCTTCGGCCTGGTGCGCGGCGTGCTGGCCCGCAAGAACGGCCGGGCGTGCAGCTTCCAGCAAGCCATTGACTTTGTTGTGGTGGCGTTGAACCTGGGGCAGGCCAAGGGAGGCAGCTACAGTGTGCAGGACCTGGAAATAGAGCGGGTGCTGCGACGGCACCGGCAGAAGAAGAACGAGAAAGCCGGCCGGGTCGGGGTCCCGCTGGCGGAGGTGCTGCCCCACCTCACGCCGGATACGGTGTATTACCCCGGCCGAGGCGTGTCCCCACGCATCATGGCCCGTTACCACGTCTCCTACTGTGACCGGCCCGACAAGCCGTTCTCAGACCGGGCGTTCTTCCCGGTGCTGGATGAGACCGGCCAGTACGTGGTCGGCTACTCGGCGAGGTCCGTCCACGAGAAGTGCGAACAGTGTGGCCTCTATCACGCCGCCAAGGTGGCCTGTCCGCCCAAGAAACAGGCCGGTCTATATCGGAAGTGGCGTCACTCCCAGGGGTTCAGGGCGGAGCGCTGCCTGTACAACGTCTGGTTCGCCAAGCCGTTCATCTCAAGAACGGGCGTCGCGATTGTCTGCGAAGGGCCGGGCGACGTCTGGGCCTACGAGGAAGCGGGCATCCGCAGCTCGGTGGCCATGTTCGGAGTGAGCCTGTCGGCGGCGCAGCGGAAGATGCTCCAGCGGGCCGGGGCGCTAACGCTGGTGTTCACCCTGGACAACGACGAGGCCGGGCAAAAAGCGAGGGTAACCCTCGAAGAACAACTCCAACACTACTTCCGACTATTCTTTGTGGCACCGACCCACAAGCACGACATCGGCGAGATGCTCCCGCGCGACATACGCAGGCACCTCGCTCCCACCATCAACGGTGCGTCTCGAAGCAGGCAATTGGCACGATAGGTGGGGAACGAAGCATGTCGGTACCGAGAACACCGTTGAGTACGGTTGTGGTCTGTTTGTGCGGCAGGAAGCAGTCCGGCAAGAACACGGCGGCAAACTACGTCCTCGGACGGTTCCTAGTGGAGACCGGTCAGGTCCAGCAGTTCGACATCTCTGATGACGGGCACCTGAAATACCTGCGTACCGAAGGTGGGGCCTGGGTGGACGTTGCCGAGGGTGCGTTGGGCGAGCACCGGTTCTCCGGGGTGGCGCTCTATAGCTTCGCCGATGCCTTGAAGCAGTTCTGCATGGACGTCTTCGGCCTGACCTACGCGCAGTGTTACGGCAGCGAGGAGGACAAGAACAGTCCAACCCGACTGAGGTGGGAAGAGATGCCCACCTTTCAGGACCGTAACGGTGCGATGGTTCTGGACCTGCTGGACCGAAAGCGGTGCATGAACGCCCGCGAGGTGCTGCAATACTTCGGCACCGACGTGGTTCGCGAGATGTTCTCCGACGCCTGGGCCGCCGCCACCATGGCCCGGATCGGGCGGGACCGGCCGGCGCTGGCCATCATCACCGACGGGCGGTTCCCCAACGAGGTCGCCGTGGCCAACGACAACGGCGGCAAGACGTTGCGCCTGCTGCGCAACGTCTGTTCTGTCGATGCCCACGCTTCGGAGACCGCCCTTGACGACCTGCCTGACACGAAGTTCACCCACGTCCTGGACAACCGCCACATGACCATTGCCGAGCAGAACCGGGCCATGGAGGGCATGGTGACCGAGTGGCTGGAAGGGCTGTGGCATGTTCGTTAATCACGCTTCGGCATCCTGCATCAACACCTACCGCTGGTGCCCATTCCAATACTTTCAGAAGTACGACCTTCAGATGGAAACGACCACGGGCAAGGCGGCGGTGATGGGGAAGATCGCCCATGAGGTCTTCGAGAGGCTGGCCCTGGCGAACAAAGCGGGTGAGACGGTTCCCAAACCCATGGACCTGCTCGATGCGGCCTGGGATAAGCACACCGCCGAGAACCCCCAGATCGCCCTGCGCCGGGAAACCTCGCGCGGCGAGGCCGCCGACTTCCGCAAGGTGCGCACGTTCGTCGAGACGATCCTCAACGATCCGCATTACAACCCCTCGAAACTCAAGGTCATCAGCGCCGAGGAGCGGTTCGAGCTGGAGATGCCGGGCGAAGAGTGGCGGGTCACCCGGCGGGACGGCACCACCGGCCAGTTCGTCATCAACGGCTACATGGACCTGGTTCACGAGATCAATCCGGCTATGGCCGAGATCGTGGATTGGAAGACCGGCCGGCGGGCCGACTTCGCCACAGGTAAACCCAAGGATTTCGATGCCATGCGGCGGGACGTGCAGGTTCGCCTCTACCACCTGGCGGCGTTGCACCTGCTGCCCCATCCGACCGTCATGGTCACCTTCCACTGGCTGGCTGACGGTGGGCCGGTGACCGTCCCACTCACCTTCGAGGACGCCATCGCCACCACGGCCGCCGTCTGGCGCTGGTTCCAACGGGTCAGGCACGACACGGTGATCCCGCGCAGCCGCACCTGGCGCTGCCGGCGTATCTGCCCCTTCGGCCGCACCGGCATCTGCGACCGGGTCTGGTCCGATCTGAACACTATGGGACATGAACACGTGCAGTGCTGTTACCAGGGCATGAATTTGGAAAAACAGAAACAGAAAGCCAACTGTGCCGTATAACCCTATGACAGACATCCCGCTCACCAACGCCGACCACTGCGTTCGGGTCGCCACGCCGATGGCGGCCTACCTCAACCACTTCGATTGGTTTTTCGACCACCAGAGAACTGTCGTCACGGAATAGCATGAACCGGACTTACGCTCCACTGCACGTTCACAGCCACTATTCACTACTCGATGGACTGCCCAGCCCGCAGCGCATCGTCCAGCGCGCCCAGGAAATCGGCGCGCCGGCCATCGCCCTGACCGACCATGGTTCCATCTTCGGAATCGTGGCCTTCGCCAAGGCCGCCCGGAAGGCGGGCATCAAGCCGATCCCGGGCGCGGAATTATACATCTGCCTCGATGATCCCACCGTCAAGACCGCCGCCAACAACAAGCGATTCCACCTGACCGTGCTGGCCAGGAACGAGGCGGGGTTCAAGGCCCTGATGAAGCTGGTCAGCGAGACGAACCGTCCCGACTACTTCCACCGCAAGCCCCGGATCGACCTGGCCAGGCTCGCCGAGTTCACTGCCGGCGGCAACCTGATCTGTCTGTCGGGCTGCCTGGCGGGCCGGCTGTCCAGCAGCCTGTTCACGGACCTGGACGAGGCCTGCCGGATCAGCACGGCCAGCGAAGATCCCAAGCGGGTTCGCACATTGCTGCGGGACGACTGGAAGGACCGGGCCGCGGAGATTGTCGAGCAGCACCAAAGGGTGTTTGGCCCCGAGAACTTCTGGGTCGAGCTTCAATGTGAGGGGATGGCCGTTCAGCAGGTGGTGGTTGATTGCCTGCGCGACGTGGCCAGGGGGATGAACCTGCGCTCGGTGGCCACGCTCGACGCCCACTACGCCTGTAAGGGTGACGCCGAGGACCAACGGCTGCTGCTCTACTCCCAGATGCACACCACGGCGGAGGCGCAGGAGCGGCTCAAGATGCGCGGGGCCGACACCATGGCGTTCTTCCACCTGGACACGTTCCACATTTACGACATCGACGAGATGCGGGCCCAATATATCGACGCTGAGATCGAAGCCACCCTCGAAATCGCCGACATGGTCCAGTCGCCGGAGATCGGTCGTAAACCGTGCCTGCCGAAGTTTTCGAACGAGACCACCGAGCAGGCCGGATGCACATCCGACGAGTACCTCGCCCGGCTGTGTCGGGACGGGGCGACCGACAAGCTCGCTCACCTCACGCCGACACAGAAGAAGGTCTACTGGGCGAGGATCGAGCGCGAGCTGCGCGTCATCGCCGAGGCCAAGCTGGCCGACTACTTCCTCATCGTCTGGGACGCCTGCAACTTCGTGGACAGCCGCAACGGACCACGCGGCAAGGGTCGGGGCTCCGGCGCGGGCAGCTTGGTCAACTACGTGCTGGGGATTACCGACGTCGATCCGATCGAGTACGGCCTGCTCTTCGAGCGGTTCTACAACGCCTCAAGGAACATCCCGCCGCACTTCAACGCCGGGGTCAGGGACTTCATGTCCTGGTACGGGGAGAACTTCGAGAGCCTGCACGAGTGCGATCCGTCCGCGGCGCGGCGCCGACTCGGCCGGCGGGCCAAACGACTCAAGCGGATGCCCAACTGTTCGTTGCTCCGGCAGGAAGCCAAGTGGATCGATGAGCACAACCCGAGAATGTGGTGTTATCTCTCGGATCAACTACCGAAGGACGGTCCGCTTCAGAACCATCCGAACCCGCACAACTCGCACTTGGCCTATGCCCTGGGCCTGGCGGACGAACTTGAGGCCGACAAGCTGTTCGAGACCGTCGGGGGGCACGTGAGTCTGCCGGACATCGACGTGGACGTCGGCGTCGTCTTCCGCGGCGAGGTCATTGAGTACCTCAAGCGTCGGTGGGGTGAGGACCACGTGGCCCAGATGATCACCTTCGGTCGCTTGCAGGGCAAAGCCGCCCTGAAAGAGGTCTTCCGCGCCCAGCCGGACACCGTCAGGCACCTGATGAAGGTCAAGGCGGTCAAGGAGGGCAAGGACCCCAACAACATTGCCGAGCACCCCTTCGACGTGTGCAACGAGATCACGCGGCACATCCCGGACGAGGCCATGATCGTCGATGACCTGCGCCAGATGCGCGAAGCAACCGGCGAGCAGGACTACGGCATCCTGCGCTGGGCCGTCGAGCACGTGGACCAAGTCGGCCGGGCATACCAGTGGTACAAGCCGCTGTTCGATCAGGCCATGCGGATCGAGGGCACCAAGAAGTCGCAGTCCCGGCACGCCGGCGGCATCGTCATCGCCGACGTGCCCATCGCCGATCTGGTGCCCCTGGCCTACGACGCCAAGACTAAGGCCCGTGTCTGCGGTCTGGAGATGGGCGACGCCGAGACCATGGGCGCGGTCAAGTTCGACTTCCTGGGCGTGACGGTGCTGGACAAGCTCTGGTTCGCCGAACGACTGGTCAACGGAAACGGCCAGGGCCCGGCGCTCGACCAGACACACGTGGCACGTGTGGACGGGGGGGAATAGTGGCGATCACTCAGCACAACTTCGACTGGGCGGTCACCGAGCGCGATCTGGTCATCTTCGTGCCCAACTTCGGCCGCAGGGACTACCTCGTGGCAACGTTGGAGCGCTTCGCGACTGCGGTCCCGACCGACCGCTGGATCACCGTCGTCGTCAACGACGGCTTGCACGAAGACCTCTCCGACTTGGCAGAGCGATTCAATCTGGCCTGGTTTACGTTCGAGCGCAACCCGGCGGTCGAGCGCAACGGCTGCATGATCCGCAATTACTTCATCCGGCGATGCCGCAGCCGCCTGCTCTGCACCCGCGACCCGGAGATCTTCATTGAGGGGGAGCATTTCGTCGAAAGCGTGCTCGCGCTACCGCCCGGTATGGTCTACCGGACCGGTGGCATGACCGAACTGCGCGACATCGACGTGCAGAAAGTGTTCAACAACCCCCGGACGGTGCCTCTCAATCAGCTTCAACCTCTTCGAGTCTGGCACACCCGGCGGGGCATCTCCGAAGGTTTCCACGCCGGGGTGACCATCGAGACCGCCCAACTGGTGGCCATGCGAGGATACGACGAAGACTACGCCTACGCCTACGGATACGAGGACTGGGACATGCTCCACCGGCTCGTGGCCGCGGGGCTGAAGATACAAATCGACCCAAGAGTTTGGACCTATCACGTCTGGCATCCGCGACCGAAGTTCTGGGGCCGCACGTTGCCGTCTAACGCCCGCACCTTCGAGTCGAAAGATCCGAAACAAATCGTTCGCAACGGGGAGGAGTGGGGAGAGGGATAGTGCCTCGGCTTGCGATCCGAGGGTGAGGGGTTGACGTTGAGCGTTCGCGGTTTAACTCGGCTGACCAAACGCTTTGCCTGCCCGCCCGCCTACACTACGCGGCGCGGGGCTATGTTCTGCGCCGACAGCCTGCAGCACCTTCGGCTCATGCCGGCGGACTCCGTCGACCTGGTCTTGACCTCTCCACCGTTCGCCCTGGTGAAGAAGAAAGCCTACGGCAACCGGGACGCGGAGCGCTACGTCCCGTGGTTCGCGGAGTTCGCCGTCGAAGTCCGGCGGGTGCTCAAGGACACGGGCAGCTTCGTCATCGACCTCGGCGGAAGCTGGCTTCCCGGTGTCCCGGTCCGCTCTACGTATCAATACGAACTGCTCATTGAACTTACCCGGCCCGGCCGGTTCCACCTGGCGCAGGACTACTTCTGGTACAGCCCCAGCCGGCTGCCCGCCCCCGCCGAGTGGGTCACGGTGCGCAAGATCCGGGTAAAGGACGCCGTCAACACGATCTGGTGGCTGTCCAAGACGCCGTTCCCCAAGGCCAGCAACCAGCGGGTGTCGCTCGAATACAGCGAGGCTATGCGGGGCTTGCTGAAGAATGGCTGCAAAGCCAGGAAGCGCCCCAGTGGACACGACATATCGACGGGGTTCCATAAGGATCGCGGCGGGGCGATTCCGTCCAATCTCCTGGTCGTATCGCACACCAGCTCTAACGACTACTACCAGCGCCGCTGCCGGGCGACGGGGACGCTCATCCACCCGGCACGTTTTCCGGCGGACATCCCCCTCTACTTCATCAACATGCTGACGGACGCGAACGACGTCGTGGTGGATATCTTCGCGGGCAGCAACGTCACCGGCTGGGTGTCCGAGCACGCAAGGCGGCGCTGGCTCGCGTTCGAGACCGACCGGACCTACGTCGACGGCTCGGCCTTTCGTTTTGAGTCCGACTGCCCGCCTCCGGACAACGAGTTCATCGGCAGCCGGAAGGGAGTCACACTCAGGCGTCTCCGGCTGAGGTCCACGCCGCGGAGGTTGCCCACGGGAAAGACACGGAACGAAGCCGGCGCCACCCGGCTTCCCAAGGAGAGGGGTGCCGCGTGAATCTCCTGATTTACGATATCTATGGCGACCACATCCGCGACTGGCTCACGGGGCTGGTCGGGTATCTCCGCGAGCAGGGCCACTCGGTGGTCCCGGCCTCGCAGAACGGGCCGGGCAGGCGGGACGCCGAAGGATTCCGCCGCCTGCTCGACGGCGTCGACCACGTGTTTTTATGGAACGGCAACCTCGAACACTATAAGCCGCTACGTCGTCTGGCCCGAGAGCGCGGCGTCCCCGTCACCATCGTCGAGGTGGGCTGGTTCCCACAGAAGAGGTGGTACCACCTCGACCACCTGGGCATCAACGCCAAATCCTCACTGATGACCGACGACTTAACGTGGGTCACGCAAGCGCACCTGGCCCGTCTCGACGAGTTCGCCGCCGAGTACCTGGGTGGCCGGTCCTGGAGCGGTTCGGGCGAGTACGTGCTGTGTCCGCTGCAACTGGAGGAAGACACCAACATCCAGGAGCACTCGCCCTTCAGGAACATGCAGGCATTCATCGACCACGTGGAGCGGGTCATGTTCTCCCGCGACACCGTGGTGTTCAAATCGCACCCGGTCGCGGCGCAACGCCGGTACCGCACCCGCACCCCGATCGTTCGCGGCGGAAGCTTCCCGAAGATGGCCGAGAACGCCGGCCGGGTGGTGGGCATCAACTCCACCTGCCTGCTGGAGGCGGTGATGATGGGCGTGCCCACCACGGCGTTGGGTGACGGGTTCCTGACTGCCCACCGGGGGCGTGAACACAAGCTGCTGGCCGCCCTGGTTGACCGGCAGATCCCGGTCGGATCAACGCAGATCGCACGGTGGGTCGAACCTTACCTGAAGGGAGAGGCGGGGTGAACCGGCTGACCGAGAGAGTGTATCCGGTCTTCCGCAACGACGACGTGTCGGCCGACACCGAGGTCGAGTCGTTCGAGGCGTTCTGCGCCCTGTTCGACCGGTACGGGTTCCGGCAGTTGCACGGGATCACCATTTGGGGCCCGGTGGCCAATCCGACCGGCCAGAACCGGCTGTTTGCCAAAGGCAAGCGGGGAATCATCGAGCACTGCAACCGCCACATCGAGAGTAATCCCGAGATCATCGAGTTTCTCAATGGCCGCGACGACGAGCTCGCCGCCCACGGCTGCCACCACATCTGCTACGCCCACGAGGGCTACGACGTCCAGGTGGCCGAACTGGAGAAGACCCTGGAGGCGTTGGCCCGGCTCTTCCCCCGAAAGGAAGTGCGTGTCTTCATCCCGCCGTTCAACGCCAGCAACCAACACACGCGGCGGGCGTGCGACAGGCTGGACCTGGAGATCAACGACGCCACCGGTTCGATCCTGTTAGAGAATGCCGGCCTTCCCCGGCCAGACTGGCTCGGCAGGACGCTGCGCTACCACTACTGGAAGTACGGGACCAAGGTCCCGTACGCCACGCTGACCGAGCAACTCGAAGCCATCCATGAGTTCCTGCGCGCATCGGAGAATGGGGATGAGTG